AAATAAGCAACATACGTTGTAATTAAAAGTGATTTAAGCAAATCAATCCATTCAGTACCTACACCAAATTCAATATTTAAGCTATCCATAAGAATTAATAGCCAGGTTGATATTGTAAGAAAAATAAGCATCATTGGTCTTACATTCTTTGATAGCCAACTATCACTTGACATATCTGAGGACCACCTTTTAGAAACCTCTTGCATTTCTACAATATCCATTTCAAGCAGTTTTAAGGCTTCTTCTTTGTCTTTAGGTGTGATAGCATCATCTTTACTTATAAGACTACCTACTAGCTTTAAAATACCAGCATCGGGTACAATGTCACTTACACCCTTTAAAATGTTTGGTGCTACTTTAGTAAGGAATTTACCTACTCTAGTATCTTTAAACTTTTTTTTGCTTTTTCTTTTTTCCATTGCTCTTATTTAGTAACCACCATTTTTGTAAAGTGTAACCAATAGTTACCACAAGAAGAATTACCTTTAATATTACATCTACGTTTGTCATTGAAAATATAAATGTTCCTAAATTAATTAAAAGTGTTTTGTAATCTGTTATCATTTTAGCAAGATTTACAATTAGAATAGGTATGATATATACCTGGTCTTTTAGTCACTAATACTTGTTGTCTGTTGTCTTCTTTTTTATAAGAAACGTGTAACCATTTTGGTTCTGCGCCAAATTCCCAAATAAGTTGGTCAAAAACTAAATTGTCTTTTATCCAGTAAAACATCTCAAGGTTAGACTTACCGCCCATACTTGTAATATCAAAAGCTTCACCACGTAGATGGCTGCTTCTTGCTGCGCCTTTTAATGCAGTATTTAATTCTAAAGACCTAAACATACTATTTACTTTAATTGGTGCGCCTACCCACTCTCTTAATGGCTCAAACACCTTTTCAGCTAGTAGCTGCATACTCTCAACTTGTTCCTCATTTGGTTTATTCTTTATACCGTATTGTTTAGCATAATTAGAACCAACTGCTTCTTTGTAAGATATGTGTTTACTTATTTTTTTCATCTGTGATTAATTTAAAAGTTCCATCCTCAAGATTTACTTCTATTTTGCCATACTTTTCTTCTAAATCCTTTTTGTTCTTTTCTTGCTTCATAGCAAGTTCTGCAAACATATGTGATAGTGTATGTGATTGCGTTTGTAATAAACCTAAATCGTGTAAGATTGCTTGTTTCTTTTGTTCTTGGTCTTTAAATGTTTTTAACTCACTTTTTGATAATGTACCCATTGTATTGTTTTTTGATTTAATCAAATATACTAATTATTTAGGTACTTCCGCACCTCTCGCCCAACCATAAAAACTATGTGCTGCCTTGTCCGCAGGAAACACCTCAAATGTACCGAAGGTTAACAAGTCGCTACTCATTACATCGATGGCATAGCCGTCATAGTAAACTGCTAAAGTTAGAATATTACCATCTGCATCGTATGTAGCTGGTATCTTTACCACCTTACCGATATATACAACCGCTGCTGTTGTTGGAGCAAAGACTATTTTGCCCCTTACTTCTAATATTACACCTAGATTTAAAAGGTAGTCTTTCCCTTGTTGTTCTGTTGGAAAATTTGTTTTATATATTTGCATCATATCTATATAGTTGTTAGTTCTGCAAGTTCTGTATCTGTTAATAATGGAAATACTGCTGCGCATTTAGTTTTGCCATAGAAAAAATTATTTCCTGAACCCAAAGGATTTGCGAAGTTCATTCTGTCTAAAGTTCCACTACTCCAAACACCTGCAGATGTATCTGTTCCTACTTCAACTCCATCAACCCATAAAGCATAATCATTTTCTTTATACTTACAAGCAACTTTTGAATTATTTACTATAATTCCATCATATTTTATATTGGCTTGTAAAACACCTCCCACATAAGCAGCAAAACCAAATTCACCGCTTTTAGTGTAGTATAAGTAAAGTCTATCGACATTAAACCCACTTGACAGGCTAATATGTCTATTAAGTTCGCTTGTTTCTTCTAAAGCTGATATCTCTGCATATAAAACACCCGATGTACTATTTATAGATGCAGCACTCCCTCCATTGGTACAATCATCTTGGTTACGTGTTACTGATGTTCCATCTGTGGGAATATAGCTTGTAGCATAGGGTAAAATCTCTATTTGCCCACCCCAATAAAATTGGGTTGCATTTTCTGTTGGATTACCAGTAGATGTATCTGAAGATTGAATTATGCTAGTGAGAGTTAAATCAGTTGCAGACGTTGTAGTTGCTGAAATTCTATATACTCCATTTCCGTAATTCACAATACTCGTGTTTGTAGGAGACCCCGTTGAGTTTGCTACTGTACCATTGTCTAAATTAAACCAAACGCTTACGGGGTTATCGATACTACCAATTCTAATAAGAGCAAAAGCATCTAAATTGCCTTTTTTTACAAAGATGCTTGATGTTACACTCCCCACTGCCATAGTCTTGTTTTGCCTAATGTAACTATTCGAAGCCGATGCACTAAAAGTTGCTTTAGTCATAAAACTAATTCCATCGGGAGATAATGTGGTAGATACCTCTGTCGCTATGTTAACACGTTGCCATTGACTAAAATCCTCGCTGTATGTTATTAGGTTTGTACTCTGCGGTTCAAACAACCAGCTTCCACAGCCACTATCTGGAACTACTTCTTGCCCTAGATATTCTTTTACAGAACAATTGTCTATTGAGCCGATAAAGGTAGTACCTGAAGACCGCCATTGCACTACGTCTGTAGAACTTTCTGCTTCTAAAATAGCAGAATAAGTTCCATTTCCTGTTGCAGTAAAGGAAGCATCTCCTGTACTCCCTAAATAAACCCTAGATGTTCCACTTGTATAGTTTAAAATATCAAATGTTATTTTGTATAATTTGCCTTGTGTAAGGTTAGGTCTCTGTAAAATTTTATCCCCACTACCTACAAAATTACCTACACCATTCGCTACATTGGCTGCACCTATTAACTCCCACCCCGTAGCACCATTACTAAAATCTCCGTTAGTAACCAATTCACTCCCTAAAGCATCTTGATAACTGAAACCATCGTAGTTTATTCTCGGTAGGTTAGTATCATCTGTTATTTCTATAACTGAGATATTGGTTATTGAACCTACTAAGTTACCAGTGCCCGAATTATTAATGTATAAGTTTAATGAGTTTGTTGTTGTTCCTGTAAAAGTGTGTGTTCCTACTTCTGTTATAACAGAAGATGCCGCTCCATAACAATCAACTTTAACACCGCCACTTGTTACCTCTGTAATATTAAAACTTACTTTTACTTTTGTTCCTGTGTTACCTTCTAGAGCGGATATTGATTGAAACATTCTACCTCCACCAGTACTTGTAGCAACATTATCACCTATTGACCAGTTAGCATCTTTAAACCAATTTTGTCCGACTTCCTTAACTGAAACATTATCTATTGAGCCAATAAAAGAAGATGAGCCAAAGAAATTAAAGTTATTGTTTGAGCTATCGTTACAAACAATGTATTCGGTTTTTACACCATCACCACTTTGTTGTTGCCCTATAGTATTAGAACCACCTTGAAACCTAAATTTAATAGTTCCACTAACGTAATTTTTTATTTCGTAAACTACTTTGTATGTTTTATTTAATGTAAAAGTTGTATTTGGTGTATTTGTTACAGAGCCAGTTCCTTGTGAGCCATCAAAATCTAAATAACCGCCAACATTATAAGTTACTCCACTTATTAAAGTCCAATTACTATCTGTAGCGAAACCTCCGTTTGTAATTAATTGTGAGCCTTGCTCACTAAAATCACCATTCTGCACCAAATTACTAGATAGAATTTGTACATCTTCAACTAACCCTTGTGCGTTTACTCTTGTAGCCGCAGAATTTCTTGAAAAGTCAAAGTCACCACTTCCATCACTTGGTTTAACACATAGCACTTTGCCGTTGTCATAGGCTGTTGGTGTTAATACAATACTTGCCTTGTCTAATAAATTGCTCATTATGTTATGTTTTCAAGTTCATCTAAAGTTGCTGTAGTACAAATTTCATTTTCATAAAAATCTGCTCTTGCTTGTAATAATACTAATAAGGCTGGTACAGCACTACACCCAGCAAATGGTCGGTAAATTATACCCCATCCAACGTTGTTGTTACAAGCACCTTTACCCCAAAAAGATTTAGTGTATATTGGACTTCCTATCATTTTTTTTATTTTTTTTCTTTAAAAAAGTTTTTAGCTTTTTAATATTCTTTGCCTTTGGTTTGTAAATCATAAAACCCATCCGTTAAATGTAGCAGAATAACTAGGGTAAAGATCATCATTCACGTTATTTGTATATTCTGGAAACGTAGCCTGGTTAAAACTCATAAAGTCAATAAATCTTCTTGAGTACCATTCTGCATTTGTTCTTGCTTTCTCAACTAAAAAATCAACTTCTGTTTTATCTACCGTTTGTGCATTTTCTGATGTGTGTTTGAATACACCACCATTCTTAATTTGATAGGCTGCAAAAGGTATGTAGTTAGATTGTGCATACCATATAAGCATACTTACAATATAATCATCTAAAAGTTTTTTCCACCTTTCATTTGCTGCTAAATCAATTCCAGCTATAATAGCAGCAGTCAACCCCTCATACATTTTTGTTCCTATGATTTGTTGTAAATCAATTTCTTGAGCAATCTTGATGAATTGTATGAACTTATCTGTATCAACATTCCCATCAATGATAGAGTTTCTAACTAAATCTGTTCTATTTATAAATAATACTGTAGCCATAGTTTTTTAGTTTGGGTATGCACCTCTATCTTTCATATCAGTTGGTGCTATACCAGCTTCTTTGTATTGTGTTCCTTTTGGTTGATATTTATTTGGTATCGATTTAACTTCTTTACCTCTAGATATGTATTTTTCTGTTTCATTTTTCATTCTATACAATTCTTCTCTGAAAAAATGTCCACAGTAAATACCGCCCTTGAAGCGGAAAAGCGAATAATTCTGTCCTTTATGACCAAACTCATTATTTACACCTTGAAATGATGCATTGTCTATATCTTCTTTTCTATACACAACACCCTTACCAGTTCTAGCCATCATTGTTCTGCAAAAATCTCTACTTTTACCAGTTTTAGTTGATGATGGTGATACTCTTTGTTGGTATGTGTATCTGATCTTATAAAATGATTTATCTAACTTACTTTCTTCATTAGGCTTTGATGTTATGAAATCTGCAAACTTTCTTATTTTAGATAGTTTTCTTTTTATAAGTGACTTTGCCCATTCTTCTGTGCTTTTATTATCTTCAGAATACTCTCTAGTTTCCACTAATTCGTATTCATCTGTTATAGTTTCAAACTTTAAGTTTTCTAAAATAGCACTAGCCATTTCATCAGTTAGTTCTTGTTTTAATGGTACACAATTTGGTACTTCTTTACCATCTTTCATCTTTGTGCCTATCTGTTCGTAACCATCCCAACAAGGTGCTTTAAGTTCTTGGTGAGTTTCACAAGGCATATACCACGTTTTACCATCTTCATCGTGTTCGTGATAACCCTCGCACCCTATCATCTCTGCTATTGCTTGTGCTTCTTCTTTTGTTCCGTATGCTTGTTTGCCATCAATCTCTTTTAATTGAATAGATGACATATTTTCTTTTATATAGCCACATATTTTAGGTGCAGCTTCTGCTCCGTACCTTTCTGTTTGTTCAGCAATACATTTATCCCAAGGATATTTAGCAAGGTTAACAGACATTTCTACACCAGTTTCTTCTTCAATAGTTTCTTTGTCTTGTAACGTTTGATCCACCTCTGTAAATTCTAGTGGCTGTAAGGTTGTAAAGTATAGGTTTAAGGCTATATCGTTGTAAGCTAGTATTTGGTCAAAGCTATCAATTAAAAGTTCTTGAAACGGTCTTATAACGGTGTTATCCATTAATAGAGATGCAGTTTTAATTTCATCTGCGTTGTTACCTAAACCACTACCATCTTTTATACCTAATAACATAGGTGATACAATACGATGTGCAACCATTATTTTCTGTGTGCTTTCTTCTGACAAGAATTGGTATTGATTGTGAGCATCACTTAATTGTACTGGTGTTATTTCTGCTTGACTGTCTTTATTGTCATTAAATGCTAAAATGAATTTACCAGCATTGCTTGTCCCAGAAAACTTCTGTGCTATTTTTGTTTCTATTAATTGTCTTTCTTGTTGGTTAGGAGTACCGTTGTTAAAATTAATCAACATCGATGGACTTAAACCGTTCATAATATTATTGAGATGATAGTTAGATACTTCTTCTTCAAGTTCTGCATATTGTAAACCACCTTGATAGTCTACTGGTGAGTAATAATAGAAACCACTCTTATAAGGTTTGATGTAATATATTTCTATGCTTTCTTTAGACATACCAAAAGCTGGTATTCTTAAAGGGTCATCTGTTTTTTTTATGTTTGCCCAATCATTATAATAGTAGTATGCTGGTACAACACCATCTTCATTACATTTTTCTGCTCTTAAAGTCTCGATAGGCATATGCTCTAACTGTACAATCTTGCTTCTATCCTTTGAGTATATAACTTGAATAGCAGCTTGTCCCATTAGTTTAAGGTCATA